GAGTTTACTGTTTTTATCTTGTGACGTATCGGTTCTGAATTGCTGAACTTCACAATTTAATGTTTGTGCTATATTAAAAATAAATGATTGATCCCACTCAAAGAAATCAATCCATTTAGCGTTATTGTCTTTATGTGTAATACCGGGATTAGCACGGAATATAATTAGTCCGCCTGTTTTGGTAAGTGAAACTACTTTTTGTATTTCTTTAATAATCTTGTCTGTACTTCCGAAATTTATACTTCCTAAACAAATAACAACATCGTACTTTGTAGTAGTTTTGTAATCAAGTGTGTGTGTGATTATATCCGCTTTTTTATTAAAAGGGTCGATACCAGTTAAATTTTGTATTTTACCTTTGAATTCGTTATATCCGCATCCAACATCCAATACTGCATCGGGATTTAATGCATTAACTTGATCAATGATACTTAATCCACTGTACTTGTATTTTTTAGTTTCGGGTTGCCATACTTCGCCGAAGTATTTTCTTAATACAGCTTCGTCGATCCGGTTCACCAAGTCAACAATATTATTAGGCACTTCGTTACCGACATCAACACAAAATTCGCCATTAATGGCCTCTCTGAAACTTTTACCATCAACAAGTAGTTGTGGACTATTCATAATCATTTCGTTGATTCTATTAAATATTTTTCTGTTCATTTTATTACAGTAACAAGTATATCATTTAATTCTTTTTCTACATCAATATCTAAATCAAATGTATGCTTAATCCATTCTGATGTAAAGTAATTCCAGGTTGCTTTTTGCCTATATGCGTATTTTAATATACAATCGTTTTGTTCTTGTATTGCATTATACATATTTTCCGAGTTTTGGTAATACTCGTAACTCGGATACGTAATATCGAACCCACCTGCTTCATGCCACCATTTGTTGCTAATTTCATTCGGTCTATATATCAACATGATCCAATCTTCTGGATTTGTTTGTTTAACAACATCTAACTGATAAGCCCATTCGTGACTTTTTACTAATTTAGTTCCGTGACCATTGTGCCACCCACAATCAACGTTAGTGGGGTTTGCTGGAAATTCCATGCCTGTTCCGAAGTAGACTCCTTTGTGTCCGCTGTACTGATGATGGCTGTATTCTCTTTCCGGTGTTCTATCCGAAGTGTCAAACGCAGAGTGCTGTTCGAGTATTTGTGCAATACCCGACCACTTGCTACCCGGCACGCCTGTAAAAAATAATCTATTAGGTAAATTCATTTATATATTTAAAAGCATCTTTGTGTGCTTCTTCTAATGGGTGCCATTTATTGCTTATTTTATAATTGTTTTCTTTTGCCCAATTGTAGAATCCCATATTATCGAACCAAACAATTTCTTCTTTTATATTATTTTGTAAATTTTTTATATATGGTGGAGCATGAAAAACAGTATCCAATATTAATTCATCAACACAAGTAGATATAAATCTAATATTCATACTTTTTAAAGTTGTGTGGAGTAAGTTAATTGCCTTTAAAGTTTCAAGTTTATCCCATAATTCACTTTGAAAATACTTAATATAGTCTTTGTAAAATATACTATTTGTGCTATCCGGTCTTAAATTTTCCCATTTATTGTCGCTTGTATTATAAAAATCCCATCGATTTATCCAAGTCCAATTAACAACTACAAAATCATCTTTATCTATTGAATGTAGATTATCAAAAAATTCCCTAACAATTGTTTGATTACTTGAGCCCGGAAATGCATAACACACATAGTCCATTGATTTATGTTCGGCTAGGAGTGCAGGCCAAGTAATATTGCTTGGGTTAATATTACAGTCTTTTAAATCAGTTCCAAATGTAAAACTGTCGCCGAATGCGTGAAGTTTATTCATGCAAATATTTAGCAATACAAATAATGTATTAAAGAATTCCGGCTTGCGACTGTATGTCTTGTATACTTTTATCTTGTTTGTTGTACACAGGTTTAGTCTTAATACCTGCTGATTCGCGCATTGTATTTAGATCTGCTTCTTTTGCAATACGATAATCGCTTGGACTAAGCAGTAGTCGTTCGCGCAAGTATTCAACATCAAAGTCCATTTCGCTGTCGTTATATTTAACAATCCATGCCTGCGGATCGTGTTCGGTAAGAGTTTCTAAATCGCTTATAAGTTCTTCAATTTTTTCAGGTAAGCTAGATCTGCGTTTAATTTCGACATATACTAGATATCTATTAGGTGCTATCTCGCCTGGGCTTCTATCTGCATCTAATACAAAATCGTATCCTTTTTCAAACCACTCAACTAAATCATTTGCTACTTTGCTATTGCCTGTATAAAAACTTACTGTAGCAATATCGTCGGCGTCACCCATTTTGGAAACAAATTCGTCGATATGTACAGTTGGTTTTATGAGTCCGACCATATCTTTGTGTTCGAGCCCTTCGTGTAAGTTCACAATACTTTTTGATTCGTTAATTCCCCACGACATACCATTTTTATATTCTATGTATATTTCGTTTGGACCAGAACCCGGACTCACATTTGCTATCATTAATTTATCGTCATCTTGGTGTGGGAAAGTTTTTAAAGCGTTTATTACATTAGTAACAGGCATTGTTGCGACTTTAACTTTTTTATAAGGCTCGAAGTATTGGAATCCAACTGTAAATTCTGTATCTGCTGGCCAATCTTTTAAATTTTTAATTAATTTATTAATACTCATTATTGCCTTATGCTTCTTGTTTAGTTTCTTCGGTGTCTAAATCTTCTTCGTATGCTAAATTTAGTTCGTCTAAATCAACATCTTGGTTTTCAAGTTCGCCGGATGCTTGCTGAATATCGTTTAATAAGTCCTTAGGCATTGTTATTTCGACTAACCAAATTGGCTTTTTAATTAGTTTTGGTTTTTTTGTTCCAGGAATAAAATCATCATAAGATTCAACTTTTTTTGCTATTTCTAATGTCGATTTTTTGTACTTAACTGTGCAATCAAATGGTATTAAACGTTTAGCACCACGTGGGTCGGGCATATTATCGTGCAACCACATAAATGTACACTTGACTAAATATCTATTAATAACAGGTCCTTCGACTAGCTCGCCGATATCCCAATTTTTAAATGCGTAAATATCTACTTCGTCTAAAACACGTTCGAAGTCAAGAAGAACATTTACACTACCGTTGCTCATGTAAAGTTCTTTAATTTTTTTTGAAATGCTCCAGTAATCTACGTTACCGTCTAGTATGCTGTTTGCCATATTGTTATTTATGACAAAAAAGTGTTTACGCTTTGTTTGTAAGTTCTATCAATGTTGCACTTAAATTTATTTCCGGAACAGCAACTAATGTATGATTAACTAACCCATCTCTAATACTAATAATGGCACTATCTTTTTCGTCGTCATTATTAGCAAATAAATCTAAGTTGTCGTACATCCACTTGTACATATCTTCGATTTCATCATCTCTAATATTGTCAACAATTAAACTTCTTGCTTCTTTAATTTTTCCTTGCTTAAACAAATCAACTGCCGCTAACTTATAATCTGCACTGTCGCCTTCGTCGCCTTTTGGTAATGACAATACACCATCGTTGACATTCATCTGGCAGTTATTGATACATTTACGTAGATCAGGGTATGTTGCTTTAACATAACTATCAAGAACATCGATATTAAAATCAACATTTTCGTCTAGTAGTATTTGTGCAATGCGTGCTGTAAACTCAGTTTGATCAATCTTTTCGATATGAAACCCTTGGCATCTACTATGCAATGCTGGAATAATTTTGTTAGGGTAGTTACACGTAAGAATAAATCTAGCACTTGCCGCATACGTTTCCATAACTCCACGAAGTGCCGCTTGCCCATTTGGTGACATGTAGTCTGCCTGGTCGAGTAGCACAACTTTAATATCCGCGAACGGCATGGTGCTAACGAAACCGGTAATCTTATCTCTAATAGTTTCTACACTATTTTCGCGACTAGCATTGATTTCTAAAATATCGTACTCATCGACATCTATCTGATTTATTAATATTTTTGCTAATGTAGTTTTACCTATTCCGGCACTTCCGCTGAACAGTAGATGAGGGATCATTTTATCTTTAATCCACTTTTCTACTTGTTCTTTTTGCCCTTGATCTCTAAAGACATACCCATTAATGTCTTTAGGTCTATATTTCTCAGTCCAAAGTTCTTTCATGATACCCCAATAAAATAAAAATTATTTTACTTTATTACAGGTTAAAGAAATTTCGAATTCTTTCGATTATTGTTTTTGGTTGCGAAGTTTTAGTCTCAGTAGGAGTTGTTATTGGTTGTACCACAGGTTGACCGTGAATTACTGCTTTTGCTTTAACAGGTGCTTTCTTAGCAGTAGTCTTTTTAGCAGGTGCTTTCTTAGCAGTAGTCTTTTTAGCAGTAGTCTTTTTAGCAGGTGCTTTCTTTGCTACTGATTTTTTCTTAGCATTTTTTTCTGCGTTCTTTATTGCTGAGATAAGATCATCTTTCTTTTTTCTTCTATCTAGTTCAATACCTAGTGTTCTGCCGTATTCTTCTAGTTCTTTCTTTGTAAGTTTATTGTATTGCATTTCTATTACTTCTCCTTAAGTGTCATCATTAGTATCTCTTGTTCCCACTTTTTTTCTTCTGCACCAAAGTTGGGACAATCTTTGATAAGTTTATTTAGTTCGTGTCTAATGAAAATTAAATCTTTTTTGCAATCGGCACCGACCCAGCCATCATTGTACGGCGAAGATGCTTCTGCTTTAATTGTTTGTAATAGTTGTACTATTGATTGTACTCTATCTTGCAATTTATGTACTTTGTAATCTTAATTAGTTAAGCGCCTGCGCCGAACTCTTCGGGTCTAATTGAATCGGGCGAATAATCGTTTTCTTCGCCGAGTGTAATTCCATCGGGCTTTTCATTTGATACTGCTAGTATTTCGTCTATGTCGATTTTACGAATTTCGGTTTTATTACCATTGTCGTCTTCGAGTAATACACCTCTCGACCATCTGCCGTGCGATACTAAAATCCAATCATCCACTTCGTAATTTTCGTGATTTTTTGGACCTTTTGCAAATACCTGACACCACCGAGGGTAGATGCCGCGTTCTTTACCGTCGTCATCTGTAATAATAATTCCCGATGATGTTTTTTGCTCACCAAAAAACATATTATATCCAATAACATCATCGTGAATAGCTCTTAATTTTCCTTTAATAGTTTGTTTAGGACCTTTGCGTCCACCCATCATATCTTTATAAGTTGCCATTTTTACTTCTTCCGACTGTTAATTATTGCGTTAACTTCATCGCTTACACCTGCTTGTCCATCTTCCATCATTTCCAATACAACATCAACAACGCCATCTGTTTCGCCTTGTTTGTATCCTCTCCAATAACTCACAGTTGCAACTAAACCTACAAACAGCAAATAGTATATATGTAACTCGGATATCATATTTTCTTAACTCCTTTTGTAGATTTTGCCTCTTCTCTTTCTGTTTTAAGTTTCTTTTGTTCTACTTCGCGTGCTTTTGCAATAGCACTTGCGAGTCCTGCACTTTTTGTTTTCTTTTTTGGTGCTTTAGCAGTAGTCTTTTTAGCAGGTGCTTTTGTTTCGGGTGTGTCGCTGGGTATTTCCAATTTTGTATCTAGTCCTTCTACTTCTGCTATAGGCTCTTCGTTGATTAATGTTGGTGTTGGCGCAACAGTACTTGTTTGTGGCGGTACATCTGCTACTTGATTTGCAATTTGCTTACGGTAAGTTTTATTCACTTGCTCGTTGCGTGTTTTTGTAACAGCTCCTTTGTTATCAATTTTATCACCTTTTGCGTTAACACCCATGTTGCCAACAGCACGTACATCTTCATTTCGTAATATAAGATCGCCCATGTCTATTTTTGAACCTCTTGCTGATCTATAAATTCTCTGACTCATTTTAGTCTCCGTGTTTCTTTATGATATTTATTAACGTAAAAACTCTTCAATATTTAAATCGTAATACATACTGTCTATTTTATGCACTCCTAACAAATACAACACATAACTAGACACACTTGATCCTCTACCAACACCCCATATAATATCGTGTTCTTTCATTGTGTCTACTAAATATTTTAAATAACGTAAGAGATTAAATAGATCTCTATCTTGATACATTAGTAATTCTTTACCGCAACGTTGTAGTTCTGGTTCGTTTTTACACAAACTCAAAATATACTGTGCTATGTCTAAATTTTTGTACTCGCTTGGCATAAACCAATTATCTTGGTTAGCACTATCGAATTCGTTAACACTAACACCGGGATCTTTATATTCTTCAACACTATTTACTTTAATATTTTGCGCAGATAATATCTTAGTTTTCGATATATCAATGCCTTGCATTACTATATCTAATATATCGTTTTCGGTATAAACATATTGACTATATTTGTCTACAATCATGATATGTTAATCTTATCGGTGTGGTCGTCGCCATCGCCCTTGTTGTACATATCGTTTAGTTTTTTATTACGTGCATTAGTATAACTTTCCAAAGCCATTTTAACTTGACGTTGCATATCTATATTTCCCATTTGATAAGCGAAATTAAGTTTGCCGGTTAGTTCCGATATTTTTGCCTGCAATTCGTCGAGCGTCAAGGTTGCTATGTCTGTTGTACTTAAAAAAGGATGTTCCATATGTGTAATTATATATGGATTTGTGTTTTTAACCTACTAAAAAGGTTAAATCAATTACCAGGCGCCGGTTGATCCCCAGTCTTGCTTGACCCAAATATTAGTAGCTCCATCATAATCGGCTATACAGTAGTATATACTTGTACTATCTACTGCTACATCGCCGGTTACATCGCCAGTTACACCAACAGAGCTTGCTATAGTTCTTGTTTCTATTTTAGGTGTAATTAGTTTAACATCTGTAATCGAAGCACCGTTCATATCATTGTCGAGCGAACTACCTGTTAACGCACTTTTTAGAATAACTTTATTTTGTAAATCTTTGAGTTCTTTTTTTGCTTCTACGAAGTTATTGTTTATATTTGTAAAGTTATCTCTAAATCCTTGGGAGTCATTATCTTGACCTGCTACTGGATATGCTGTATCTATGTTAGTTGTGTTAATATTACTTGCCATGTTAGGTAATCCTTGCTAATGTATATATTTATTTACTATTTATGATATCTTTCTTTGGGAACAGTAAATAATTATTAAACTTATCTGTCTTTGTGTAAATGGTGTAATCTCTGTAGCCACCGTCTGCTGTTATAGCAATTGTATCAGCAGTTTTTGTTGTTATATCTACTGTACAAGGACACGGTTCGATGAATCGCATTGAATCAAGATCGAAGGTTGTCTTAGTAGAATTATCATTAAACTGATCAGCTGTGTATGATGTGCTATCGGATGTTATATCCGTCTTATCTGTGCTGTAAGTATGATTATATATATCAAATGTAGTCGAAACATATTGCGGCCAACGTTGATCTTCTTTATCCCAAAATCTGCTTTCGTGATTGTTAATAACATACCTATCGACAGCAAAGTCTATCGAATTTAACTTATACGCATAATTTTCACTTATCCTATATAGAATACCATCTGCATTACTTGGTTTAGTATATGCAATAATCCAAGCAGGAACATAACCAAGTATATTACCGTCGTTTTGGACAGATGTCATCCACCTTAAGAAGAGATTTTCTTTTTTTCCAATTTTATCAATAACTTGTGTACGAAGATTGTTTAAACTATTAGGATATACATCTCCTATGCTAGTTTCAACAGATGCAGTTGCATCTTTGTTCTTCTCTTGTATTTCGCTGTATATTACTTCGTAAATTACATTTCCATTATCGTCTCTTGCTACTGCTGTTTTAATTTCGCCTAATGTAATATTTTTATCGTAATGTTTTTCTAATGACTCTTGATAAATCGAAAGAAGTTCTGGGCTTAATCCACTTAAATGTGTGTATGAAAGTTTTTTACTTATACCAAAGTAAGGATCGTCACTTCTGTATATCGAACTACTAGGAAATATTGTCGAATCGTCTAAAAGTGTATCAATTTTGTTCCGGTCTGCTTCAGTTAATAACCCGTCTACATGTACACTCATATACGGAATATCATGTTCGCTATTTACAGTTAATGTAAATTCTTTTGTTGTGTTAACGGTTCCTTCGTCATTATATGCTTGTACTGTGAATCTGTACTTTGTATCTATTGTTGTAGTTCCACCATCAAATGTAATTATGTCTTGTCCATTTTCGTCAGCAGTAGATAGCGTTGTATCTGTTACAGTCGAACTATCGGCTGTATCTTTTCTATCTACAAGTCTAAACATATTATAAGCAACACGACCTACTATATTGCCACTTTCTTGTAATACTAACCCACGCGGAAGTTTATTGTAAGTACTATTAGTTTTTAATTTATATTTTAAATTACCTGTACTAGAAGTTGCCGACACATTTAAGATACTTATTTCGCCGTTATCTAGAACTCCAAGGTCTGCACTTGTGTTCCACCCTACACTTTCGTTTAATTCGCCTTGTACTGTAATTTTATAACTGTACGTGTTACTGCTAAGTTCATCTTCCTTTTTATATACTGTTATATCAAAACTATATGTAATTTCGTTTGTGCCAATAGCACTTATATCACCGTAAAGAAACCCGGTTTCTTTATCTAAACGAAGACCCGGCGGAAATGCACCACTGCTACTGTAATTAAGTATATCGCCGACGTGATCACTTCCACTAAATTTATGAATGAAGTAATTATTATGTCTGAAAGTACCTATATTTTCTTGATAATTATCTATGTACGGTGCTCTTGTTACTGAATCAACAGTTATTAATGTGTTATCGCACGTAAACCCATTAGTATCTGCTGTCAACAGACCTACAAAAATATAAAAAGATCTAATACTAGAATTTTTCCCATCATCAAGTTTTAATACAAACTCGTACCTTTTACTAATTGTTCCCTGATTAAACTGATACGGATATGCATCGTAAGGAACTTCTTCCCACCCGTCATCTGCAACCGAAATATCTTCCGACGGTTGTATATAACCGTATATTAATCCCGAATCATTTATAGTTACACCAGGTGGCAAATCGCCACTTGCTAAACTTACAACAACTGTATCATCTGGGTCTTGGTCGGTATACCCTATTTGAATATTTACTAATTGCCCATCGTAGTAGTCGCCTAATTTACCACTATTTGTTGTGAATTCCGGAGCATCTTGACCTGTTACAGTAAGCGAAAACGTTCTATCGTTGAGATCATTGATTACTATTGCGCCATTTGTAATAGTTTCGGTATAACTTCTTACACTAAACTTAGATGTTATATCTGCAGAAACTGCGTTTGGTATACCCTTAACATACGTCTGCGGAGTCCCTTCAACTATACCATTTTCTCGTATTTGCATGCCAGGCGGCAAGTCGCCACTTAACTTTACAAATTTTACAGCAGTAGCATCGCTCGGGGAGTCGGGATCAAATGCTTGTAAAGTGGCTCTGTAAAATTTTCCTTCTGGGATAGTTCCTAAACTACCAGAATCAGTGACCCATGTCGGCTGTGCCATACACTCCCCTCACTGAAAAAATTATAGACCCGAACTATGGTCGATGCTATTATCTTTAAAAGCAATCAAATGCCACTTAGTACCATCTTCGCAAATCCATTGTGTTACATCACCACTTGCCATTGTAAGGTCTGTAGTGCCAGCATATAGATTAGACGAGCTTACGTCGTACACAGTTGCATCTGTAGCAATAACAGTAATAGTTTGTCCAGCAACACCGTCATCGAAATCAGTTAGTGTTTGTGCTGTCCCATCTGTAGTAAATACGTTACCGCCTGCAACTGATGGAGTAGTATCACTTGCACTAAATGCGATTGCTGATCCACTTGTGCCTGCTGCCGCAAAACCACCATTTACTGTTGTAGCACCTGTAACTGTAAGTGTGCTCGATGCAGTAGTAGCATTTGCTAATATAATTGTACCAGTACCATTTGGATCTAGTGTGAAGTCTCCGTGTGTATCATCTGTTGAAATTGTATTTCCAGAAATACTAATATTACTTAAACTTGTTCCGCCAAGTTCTGTGTAGATTTCGTTAAAGTTATCATTAACTTTATCAAAAGCTGTTCTTAATTGATCACCAGTACCGTCGTTTGCTGTTGATCCAATATTAATTGTTTGTTGAGCCATTTTGTATCTTCCTTTACGTAAAAAAATAATTTATAGTATTTATACGTATAAATGTCGCGAAAACACCTATT